ACCCTAGGCGCCGATGGCTCGCACACTTTAGAGAACGACGCGGGCAATATCACCCTATTAGCCACCGGCGACATAATAGCCACCAACGGCGTGAGCGTTTTCTCCCTAATTGCTGCAATCGCCACACTTAGCGACGGCACGGGCTCTATCACCCTATCAGGCGGCGCGCTTAACATCGTGGCTCCCGGCGGCGGTAGGATTAACGGGGCTATAATAACCCCGACCGGTGGCTTAACGACAGCGTTAGGCGTTGACGTAGACACGCACCCACACTTAAACGGCACGCTACCAAACGGCCAAACGGGGGTTCCGGTACCATGATGCAACAAGGCGACGTACTACTCGCGCAAACCACTAACGACGGCGATATCGAGAGCGTGGACGGCGTTACCACCATGACGTGCGGTTTTGAAACCGCTGTCTACTTGTCTATGTTTAGCGGCGCCGGTTGGTGGGGCGACCTCCAAGAAACCGACCCAGCCATGCAGTACCCTAGCGAGACCGGCGCACTACTCGAGAGCGCCCCAGCGGTACCCGCAAACCTTCGGCGCATCGAGCAGGCGGCTTTAAGAGACTTAGCCTGGCTTATTGACCAAGAGATAGCCAGCCGTGTAGAGGTCTCCGCCACTATGCCCGGAGTGGATCGCATAGAGCTACAAATCATTATCGAGGCGGAGGGCGAGCGCTCCCGATTTAACTTTGTAGAGAACTGGGCATGCTTCCGCGAGACTGGAGCCCAAGACGTACCGGGCGGCGTGATTAGTTCCGGGCACACTAACCGGGCAAACTGGCAGCTAATAGCACCGCCTTACCCCGAATCGGGTCTTGCGGACATCTCTATAAACCCGGTAACCGGGGAGCTATGGGCGCTTAACCGCAGTGCGGGGAGGATCTGGCTATTAGTTGGAGGCCTCGGCGGGACGTGGCAAGATCGTACCGGAAACTGGCCCGGCGGCTCCCAAGGCACCATAGATACCCATAGCGTAGACGGCAGCGTCTGGGCTAGCAGGCAAACAGGATTCCCTAACCGCATTTATGCGTCAGACGACACGGGGGTAACGTGGGTACAGCAGGGCACCCCTACGTGGACGCAATCTATACTATTCATGGCCATAGACGGGTCAAACAACGACGTCTGGGTAGTAGCTAACGACCTCGTAGTCTACCGCAGAGCAGGGAACCTCGGGGCATACGTTGCCGTAGCGTCTTACCCCGGAATTGCGCCTAGCGGCATGGACATAAACGAGGCCACCGGGGTCGTATACATCGTGGACGGCAACGCTAACGAGGTTTGGAGTTTAGACGGGACAACGTTCACCCAGGATACCGCTTACCCCGGAATAGCACCGGACAGAATAACGGTGGATAGCTCGAACGGAGACTTGTGGGTTGCGGATGCTTCGGGGGTAACGTACCTACAGACGGCAGGGCAAGGGCCTTGGGCGCTTACCGGCACCATGCTAGCCGTGGGCAATACCGATATAACTGTCAACATCGTTAACGGCGACCTCTACCGCACCGAGGCCGGGGTCGAGTTAATTTACTTTTCACCAGGAGTACCCGCGTAATGGCTGGACAACAAGGCGACGTACTACTCGCGCAAACCACTAATGACGGTGATATTGAGAGCGTGGACGGCGTAGTCACTATGACGTGCGGATTAGAAACCGCTGTCTATCTGTCTATGTTTAGCGGCGCCGGTTGGTGGGGCGACCTGCAGGAAACCGACCCGGATAGACGGCACCCTAGCGAGACCGAACAACTTATCGAGTCACTCCCAGCGGTACCGGCTAACCTCCGGCGCATCGAGCAGGCAGCTTTAAGAGATTTGGCTATGTTCTTAAACCAAAGAATAGCCAGCACCGTACAGGTAACCGCCTCTATCCCCGACGTAGACCGAGTAGAGCTACAGGTCATTATTGAAGCACGGGGCCAGCGTTCCGAGTTTAATTTCGTAGAAAATTGGGAATGTTTCCGTATGAGCGGTGCACAGACTGTACCGGGTGGCATAGTGCCAGAAGCAGGCCATACTAACATCGGGGTATTTACTGAAGTAGGAGACTACGTGTCGGCGGGCGGCGATACCCTTAGAGGCCTCGCGGTAAACAGCATTAACGGTAACGTAGTAGTAGGCGACGCTATAACCGATAGGCTTTACACGCTAACCGGGGGCGTCGCGCCATTCACCTCAGTTCCAGCGCCCGAACGCAACCCAAGGGGTCTGTCAATAGACCAGGTAACTGGCGACGTATGGTCGATACATTTTCTGCCTTCTAGGTTATTTAGACAAACTGGGGGAGTTGGCGCTTTTATTGAGTACGGCGTGAGCTATCCTAGTAACAACATGACCGGGGTTGCCGTCAACAGCACCACGGGGGACGTGTGGATATGCGACGTTAACACCGATGAGATTTACCGACTCCCCGGCGGGGAGATAGGGGGAACTTTCGAACAGGTAGGGGTTTACCCAGGCGGTAACCCGACTGCGATAGCGGTTGATAGCTCAACGGGTACGGTGTGGATTCAGGACGCAGGGGGCAGAGATGTTTATTTTCTCCTGCAGGGAGAAACCGTCTACACCCAGCAAACTACGTACACTGGGGGCGCGGGGTTCATAGCCGTAGACAGCTCTAATAGCGATGTATGGGTGGCGGAAAACCAAGACAACCAAATACACCTACTGCGAGGAGGTACGGGTACCTTCGAGGTGGTCTCCTCTATAGCGGGGGTTACGGTAGCGGGGGTTACCGTTAATATCGCGAATGGCGACCTTTGGATACTGGACAACGACGCGACTAATAAGGGCGTATACCACTCTCCGGGGATACTAGCGTAATGGTTCCCTTGGCGTGGTACACTACTAAAAATTTGAGGAATTGATATGGCAACGACACCACCAACGACTGCAGCGATAAGCGAAAACATTATCGCGCAATTGGAAAGCACCCTAAACCAAACTATCCCCCTATTGCCTCGCGCCTTTAACCGGGTTCTAGCTAAAGCATTGGCGGCGGTGTTTGTCATCTTGTACAAGTACGCGGGCTTTATCGCCTTACAGCAATTTGTACGTTTTGCCTCGATTAGTGAGACAACAATCAACGGCCGAACGGTGGCCCCGCTTATCGAGTGGGGGGAGCAAATAGGTATAGGCCGCCCGACTGCAGCAACGCGGGCCGAGCTTACCGTCGCCATACCCGTAGAGACCGCAGGGGGCAGCATACAGGCGGGCCAGCTTCTCTTTAATTCCGCGAACGGGTACACCTACCGGCTTATTAGCTCGGTAACCTTAGCGGGCACCTCGGTCAATGCGGACGTTAGAGCCGTAAACGACCAGACCGACACCGGGGGCCGTGGCGCTCTTGGTAACCTTGGCGTGGGTGCTACGCTATCTTTTGCCCAACCACAAACAGGCGCGGGCAGTACCGTTACCGTAACCGCCGTGGTCGTGACTGCAGCAAACCGAGAAGACACCGAAGTCTACCGGCGCCGGATCCTTACCCGATTTAGGGCTAGGCCCCAAGGTGGCGCGTATTCTGATTATCGCATATGGGCCGAGAGTGTGGCGGGGATAATTCGAGCCTACCCTTACACCGGCAGCCCTGGCCAGGTCAATGTATACCTAGAAGCCACCGAGGCAAGCAGCGGGAGTGCCGAAGGTTTTCCCACTGGCCCCCAACTGCAGGCAGGCCTAGACGCTATTAACCTAGACGAGGCAGGGCTTGCCACTCGACGCCCGGCCAATGCCTTACCGAACACCCTATCCATTACTCGGACAGCCTTCACGGTTACCGTATCCGGTATAGCGGGCGTTAACGACGTGCCGACCGTCCGAACCCAAGTAACAACGGCAATCGAACAGTATATCGCAGCGGCCGAGCCGTTTATCGTTGGCTTAGACTTGCCGCCTAGCAGGGCCAGGATTACCACCACGGCGGTAACTGCAGCGGCCGAGGACATTATCACGGCTGCGGGCGGAACGTTCACCAGCGCGGTTTTAAGGCGCTCCGGGTTCACCATTACAACCTACGACCTAACAGAGGGCGAACGCGCGAGCGTTACGGTAAACTTCTAATGGAGCTATGGCTAAGAATTTTTAAGCACCTATTGCCCCGTGGGCGGGCCTGGCGTATTACCGTTAGCAAGACCTTACGCCGTTGGTTTGAAGGTATCACCATTGCGCCCTTGGAGGCGCAAGACTTCATAGACGATGTTTACGACGACCAGCGACCGCAGACAACCCGAGAGCTCACAGAATACGAGGATCAATTCGGGCTAACCGCCGGAAGTCTTACCGAGCAAGAGCGCCGAGACCGGTTAGAGGGTGAATGGCAAGCCGTTGGGGGCCAAGACCCTAGTTATATTCAGGCTACGCTACAAAACGCAGGCTTTCCGGTCTTTGTACATCAATGGTGGGAACCTGGCACCGAGCCTGCAGTCGGGACGATAGGCGCAGCAACACCGCGCAACCCGCTAACGTACCTGCAGGGCTCGACTAACGGCGCTACGACTAAAGTAACGGCCGGTAACCCCTCACTAACTGCAGGGGATCCGGACTTAACGGCGGGCGCCTTTGACGCCTTAGCGGGCTATCCGCTCGTTAACCGTGTACCTATGCCCGGAGGTGGTGGCGCGCCGACTATCTACTCAATACCTAATGACGCGACACAATGGCCGTACTTCCTGTATATTGGTGGCGCGGCTTTCCCCGCTACCGTGAGTATACCGGCAGCACGTCGCGACGAATTCGAAACCTTATGTTTAAAAATTTGCCCATTACAGCAATGGCTGGGCATCCTAGTGGAGTACACATAGAATGGCAGAACGCCCAGCACTAGCCTACCCTGGCCAATCCGCAGCAATAAGCACTAACTACCCCGACGGCTCCGCGCGTAATGACGTAGCGGCGGACGACCGCCTCGGCACCCCGTGGATAGCTAACCTAATTAATGATATTTGGGGTTTTCACCAAGCGCTACTTATCGCCGGTGGGGTTACACCTAACGGCGCCCCGGATACCGCGATAGCGTCCCAGAAGCTAACCGCCCTGCAAGCCCTCATAGCTGCGGCCAGCGGTTCGGGCGTCGCCGACGTAATCGAGTCCGCCGACTTTCCGCCCGCCTTAGTGGCGCGGGGGTTCCTAGAGCTTGAGGGCGAAAGCCTGTTAGTTTCCTCTACAACTTACGCAGACCTTGAGGCACGAATGGGTGTCACTTATGGGCAGGGGGTGGGGACATTCGGCCTACCTCCGGCGCTACCTCGGCGCTGGGGGACATACTCGCGCGGGGGGTCGTACTCTACTATTACCTTACCGAGTGTCTCCGGCAACCTCAACGTGCAGGACGTGGCGGTCAACCCGCTTAACGGGGATAGGTGGGTTCTTCATTCGGGTTCTACTAGCACTTTGTGGCGCCAAACGAGGGGCACGGGTGCTTTTGTCGCAGTCGGCACGCTAGGTAATAACCCCATAGCTATAGCGCTAGACTGGGAAAACCGGGAGGTATGGGTGGCCGATGCTACGGACGATCAAGTCATTTGCCTCGATTACGCGGGGGTACAACAAAGGTTTGTATCGGGGGCCAACGCGATAGATATGGTTGATATCGCCTACGATGTTAAGAACGACCTGCTATTTATAGCTTCCGGCACGGCAGGCGCGCGCGATATATTCGTCACGCCTAGGGGCTCAAACGCGCCTCTTGAGCTAGTAGACTTTATAACGTTTAGCAACGCCAACGCTATCGCATTCGACCAGGCAGACGGACGGCTTTACGCCGTTAGTGGGACGGGCCGGTCGGTTACCCGGATAGACGGTGCAGGCCTTACGAGCCGGGGAGGGACTTCTCTTGTGGGCGGTACCGGTACCGCAGCGCCCGTGGGCGTAGTCTTCGCTTCCTTAGCGATTGACGAGGAGACCAAAGACCTCTACGCCGCCGACCAAGCCACCGGGGACGTTTACGTAAACGCGGGGGCTAACAGTACTTGGGTGGTTACTACCCGAGCGGTGGGGGCGGACTTGAACGGTGCAGGCCTTTGGTACTCACAACGAGAGGGCAACCTCTACCAAGCGATAGCGACCACGAACCCTGCGGCAACCGCAGGCCGTTTAGACGTCAACCAAGGCGGCCCGATTAATAACGGCATACGGTCGTATATAAAAACATGATACTTTACATAAGGGGGCAGGACGCTTGGGGCGCCGGGCACTATAACGCCAGGCGCACCAAAGGCGAAAAAGTCTACAAGCATGAAGGTATAGACGTACTCCCCGAGGATGCACTCGGGGTAGTGCGCGCCTTTGTCAAGGGTACCGTTAGCAAGTTCGGCAGGCCCTACACTTCGGGGCCTATGCGGTACGTACAGATAACGACCGCTAGCGGTAACCGGCACCGGTATTTTTATGTAGACCCTGCGGGCTTAGTGTCTATTGGTGATAAAGTCCAGAAAGGCGACATTCTCGGGCAAATGCAAGGGCAAGAGGACAAATTCCCCGGCATAACCCCACACTATCACTTTGAAATCATACCGCGCGGGCGACGTCGTAAGATCGACCCCGGCCCGGTTTTGGGGGCGTTAGGCTATGAGCTTATTATCATGGATTAAAGGCCCGGAGGTTGTCGACAACCTGTTCGACAAAGACAAAGGGCTCCTCGTTCGTGCCGGTAGCTGGATAGACGATATGTCTCACACCAGCGCGGAGAAAGCGGGCGAGTTTATGGAGCGCATAAAGGCCGGTAACGCCTTTGTAGCCGCTACCCTTAGCGAGAATACTATCCGGTCAAGAACTCGGCGCATGATAGCGGTAGGTTGGCTGCAGCTTGAGGCCTTTCTCATATTGTTAACCGTCGTTATGGCGCCCTATGATATGGTGCTCGCAGAATTCTATTTTAAAATAGCGTTTGGCTGGCTCATGGGCACCACTACGGTAGCGGTTATAGGCTTCTTTTTTGGTACGCATATGCTCCGGGCAAAGGTTACGCCAGGTAGTTAACAGCAATGGAATGCAAACGGGTACCCTACGGTGCTAGGCTAATTCGGTTTGTTACTGTAGAATTTACATACAATACGGGCTTATATGATGGGCAAGTTAATGGCTACGACAGATGTAAAACAAGAGCTAAATAGGGTACAAGTAAAGCTAGCCAAACACGAGCAGCTACACGAGGCCAGTAATAAGACCCTAGACAAAGTAAGCGAAGCGGTTATTAATCAGGTTCGAATATCGGAGCAAATTGTCGCGCTAGATAGGCGGCATGTTGACAGCGCAAAGGCAATACATAAACGTCTAGATAATATGGATGTTAAAGTTGATAAGAATCATACGCAGATAACTAAATGGGGCGGCGCCATTACGGCGGCGGTTACCCTGCTATCCGTAGCGGGGTTCTTTCTATCAGTTTATAAAACGCTCGTCTAATACCTCGCGCCAACCTTGGCACGGCATGCAAAGAGTAACGCCCGGCACAACTTCCCGGCGTCGTCTTGGTATCTCCGTGCCGCAGTCTTCGCACTCGTGCGCGCTTACGCCTTCATACTTTGGAATAGCGGCTAGTGCGGCCGCCGTGTGGAGTTCTTGTGTCTCGCTTGCCGTATCTGCTATATCTGCCATATTAATTCCTCTAAGTTAAGTTAGCGCCAATATAGGCGCCCATACATAGTAACGCTAAGTAGGCCGCAACGCCAAACCACACCCAGTCCGACGGCTCCAGCTCGTATTGTGCTTCTAGTTCAACCGATACGACGCTATAGCCTTGCTCCACCGTATGAATTTTTGGCCGCATACCGTGCAGGCCTATACGTTTCTCCCAGACCTCTAAGACCTCCGCCCGTGTGGCGTCGGTGGTAAAGCGTTCGCCTATCTCGGCGGCGGCTAGTTGGTGATAGAGAAAGTCAAGGCAGGCCGGGCGGTCGTCTTTAGTAAACCAAGACTGGCCACACTGGCAGTAGCTTTGGCCGCCTCCTAGAGAGGTACGAGTACAAGTCATTAGAACGTTATCCGTAAGTTATGAGTGATTACAAACCCATCAAGTGTAGGAGCTAATCCAGTATCCAGCCACACCGGCCCCGCGCCTATGCTTAGTGTAGGCAGAACGTAGGGCATGGGGTCGGGCCGGTACCCGGTCACTATGCCACCGGTTAACGCTATCCGGACGTGCTCCCATTGTTTAACTATATGGGTATAGCCCAAAAGGTTAGCCCGGTCGTTGTAAGAATTTCGAAAGGTGGCCATGGTGAGCCCGTTATCGAGAACGAGCCCCACGGTGTCGTGCTTTTCGTTATACGCCTCGTTGCTGCTTGTGTGGTGGCTCGACCAACCACCGGCGAGGAGGTCGGCGGCCTTGGCGTAGGGCGCGGCCAGCACCCCCGCCAAAACGGTGAATATAAAGGCGAGGGTAAAACGGTATATAGCTTTATTTGATGGCATAGTCTGCAGCCTCCATGGTTGACGCTAAGCAATAGCCGATAAAAATTAAAAGCATAGTGCAACGGGGGTATTGTTCAAAAATATACATTATTTTAAGGCCTCGTTTATTCGTCTCATTTGGCTAATCGAGTGGGTGGTCGGCGAGTCGAGCAAATTTTTAGCAGTAACCAGGGCCGCACGTAAGGTGCATAGCTCCGTTACCGCGTCTTGGGTGCTCACTATCTCGCCATTGATCCGGATACGCGGCCCGTTCTTTGTGGGGGCGTATGTGTAAGTTTTAAGACTCACGGGCCACCCCTATAACTTGGAATAGATCCTCTTTGGCGTGAAGCTCGCGAAGTATGGCGGCCAGCGTTTGCACCGTAGTGGGGCATTGCGTTTGGTGCGCGTGTATCTTGGCCGCCAGCTTATCGAAGTTATCGACCGGGGGCGTTATCTCTTGAAACTTGAAGACCGTTAGGCCGCCAAATTTGCTACTTTTAACACAAACCTGATTACCGTACACGACCATAACGACGCCTTGCTCTACCCGGTGGTTAGGCATTAGCGCGGCCTTGCCGTCCCAGTCTATGACAGGTAGGCCGAGGCCGGGAGGCATTGGCATAACGGGCGGGTAAGCTGGCTGCGGTGGCGTGGGCGCTTGTGCGGCGTCTAACAGCTTACCGATAGCACCGGCGCGCAGCTCAAAAATTGAATGGTCTTGAGTCTTGCGGGCGTTACGGCCAAGGGATTTTTGCAGCTCGCGAAGTGACGTAGTTTCTTTTTGGTTTAATGGGTTCATCATGTTGTAGTGCTCCTAGCAGTATTTGGCAATGTGTGCGTTAGTGCTTTTAAGGGCCGCTTTCTCGGTTTTGAATGGGCGGCCCTTGTAGCCATGAAGGACAATTTTCTCGCCGTCTTCAATGCGAACGACTAACGCGTAAAATGAACCGTCTTTGTTTGGTGTGATATGTGGTTGGGTCATTTCGTTTTACTCCGTTGCGTTAGTCAGTAAGTACATAGTAATATACTTTTATACCTTTACGCAAGTTTATTTTTAAATTAATGGCCTTTATCAAAACCGGCCTTTACCCACTCACGCGCGGCGCCCTTCACTATGTTAGGGAACTTAATGTCGAAACCGCTTTCGGCCCTTAGCAACTCCGGGCTACATAGGTACTTATGCGGGTGGGTAATCTCGTCCCAACTTAG